ATACGCAATGCAGTTCCTTATTCCGGCACATCTGATCAAGCAGTTCTTTGTCGGCAAATCCAAGATTCAGTTCGATTAAGGAGGTACCGAGATGGCTGATTTTGATGATGTCGGTGGCGTATTTGAGCTCAAGGTGAATGGCGTCCTTTATAACCTGAAGGGCCAGCCCACCATTGAACTCGGTGGCCCTACGCGTGAACCCGTTCTTGGCCCCGATGGTCGCCTGCACGGCTACAAGGTTGTCGGCAATAACCCCGGAAAGATTTCCGGAACCATTACCGATACCAACGCACTTGACCTGGTTGAACTCCAGCAGCTCAAGGACGTGACTGTTACCGTGAAGAAGCCCAACGGAAAGACCGTTGTCCTGGACCATGCCTGCTTCTCCGTTGTCGCAAGCGAAAGCGGTGAAGAAGGCGAAGTCTCCTTCGAATTCCAGGGCCCTCCGGCTAAGGAACAGAAGTAACTGACGCCTTGTTGGGTAGCGATACCTGGCAAGCGCCCGCTTCGGCTGGCAAATCTCCGCGCGTCGCGGGTGCCATTTTGCGAGAGGCTTGAGGTTTGCGATTGCATTATGGATCAGGTTCGAATCCTGGGCGCGGCTTATTTCACTAATCCATAAAAGGAGTAAAAATATGGACTACAAACTGATTGTTCCCATTCAGAAGGTGAATGGCGAAAAGATTGAATCATTGACCATCAAGGAATCATTTACCGGTCGCGATATCAGGGCTATCGGTAATGCCGGCGGTGAAGGTTCCGCTATGATTGCCCTGGTGGTTGCTGCCACTGGCCTTGGTGAAAATTCCGTGCTCAACATGGACGCCCGTGACGTCCGCGAAATTGGGGCAATGGCAAAGCCTTTTTTAGCCGGTGGCGAGGCTTAGGTTTCGACGACGGATTCGCCGTGCTTGCGGGCGTTTTCCATTGGCCCTATGACCAGATCATGGACATGGACGCAGAGGCGTTTGACTACAGCGTTAAACAGGCACTGAAGTACCTACAATGGAAAAACCCGAAGCCTAAAAAATGATTATGTCTTCATTAGAGTGATGATACCAAGCCGGGGGAGAAATCCTCCGGCTTTCTACGTTCCAATTTGGAATAATGGTTTGCTATCCGTTAACCAAAATATTTACTAATATGTTAAATTTTGTCACTTGAATAATGTATATTATGGACATGAGAAACGGAAAAATGACATATAATTTCAAGCTGAAGATGTCGGAGGACTTTGCCCGCTGCCATCTGATTCCGTTTGTCTTGTTTTGGTCTGGAATTCTTTCTCCTGTAGTAACTAAAGAGCCTGTTGTCATTATTTGCGCATTGGTTCCTTTTTACGGATATCTTTATTCTTTATATGTTTCTAAAGGAAAAAAGAATCAGGCAATTAGTTCTGTATTGTGGTCTTTCTTTACTTCTTTGCTTCTGTTTGTTCCGTTTGCAATGTTGAGGAATGTTTTTAGTGCTTTTGAAGTTGTTGCTGGAATGATGATCGTTAATACTGTAATGTCTATAATTCTGTATTTCCTTGCAAGAATTTCCTATGCATGCGAGACTACGTTTGTATTCCCGTTCTATGTTCCTCCATGCGATTAAAAAAGATGGTTAAATTCTTTTAATTCTTATAGCCATGTAGTTATTGTTACTGCATGGCTAGTATTATAAATATTGCTCTTGGAATGAACTTTAACAAAGGTGTTCTAAACACTGTTGTCGGAGATTTTAATAAAATTTCAACTTCATCCAACGTTGCCTCAAAAGCTGTAAGTGGTTTTGGAGATAGTTTGTCAAAGATTGGTCGAGTTCAAACTTTGGCTGCTGCAGGCAATATTTTGAATTATGTGATGGGTTCTTTGAAAGGATTCCGTGATGAATTTAAGAATCAATTTAATGTCCTTTCGGGATATGCTGAGGCTGGCGATAAGATTGCCAAGACTTCTCGTTTAGTTGGTCTATCTGTTCATGATTACCAGGCGTTTAGTTCAGCTGCTAAGCATTCTGGAATGTCAATTGAAGAAATGGATGGCGCATTGAAGAAGTTCAATGTGAATCTTGGAAAGGCTAAATCAGGTGATTCAAAATCATTGAAAATGTTTGATGCCATTCTTGGTGGGAAAAGTGTTTCTGATTTTGCTAATTCATCTGAATTGATTGCTGAAATTGCTGATGGTTACCAAAAACTTTCTTCTGCTGAACAAAAAGCATTTGTATCTCAAGAACTTTTTGGAAAAGGTGGACAGAAAATTTCAGAGTTATTTAAGGATGGTGGAAAATCCTTAAAAGAATATGTTAATGGTTACGAAGCTGCTTTTGATGAAAAAGGGGCTAGTAATGCTGAAGATTTTGGCGATTCTCTTCAGGATATGCGAGAGACAATTGAAAGTGTTAAGGTGTCTGTCGCTCAGGAGTTGTTTCCTGCTTTCAGAGAGCTGTTTGATTCTGTAAAAGAATTTCTTAAATCGTCTGATGGAGCTGCTTTCAAACAGGATATGAAAGGAATTGGCAAAGAAATTACAGGAGTGGTAAAAGATTTGCTTCCTGCAATTCCTAAAATACTGAAAGGTGTTTTGTCATTTTTAAATTTCATTGGGCCTAAAGTGACTTTGATTGGAACTGTTATTAGTTCTATGGTTCCTATTTTCGTCTCTATAGGTATGGGAATTTCCGCTATTACTGGAATTGCAGTATCTACTTTAGTTCCTGTTCTTGGATTGATTGTCTCTGCCGTGATGTTGTGGGGGAGTGTTATCAAGGAAATTTACGACAATTGGGATATGCTTAAATCCTTCATTGTCGATGACGTTTGGGGTTCAATCAAAAAGACCATTGGAAATGCTTGGGATTGGTTCAAGTCTGTTTTCATTGATCCGTTCGTCAATTTCTTCCATGTTCTTCCTGTGATTGTTGCTCAAGCATGGGAAGGCTTTAAAAATGGAGTGTCCCAGATTAGCTCGTTTATTTACGATTCTTTCTTTGGTGCCATTTCGGGCGCTATCAATGCCGCGAAGGGATTGTTAAGCAGTCTCCCTCTTGTGGGTAGTCTGTTCTCGGATTCCTCCGGAAGTGCGTCAAATTCCGTATCTTCTGCGGCGGCATCCGTCATCCAGCAGTCTTCCGTCACGACCACGAATCGATTTGCGGTAGACTTCGGCAATGTACCTCAGGGTACAACAATTACACCTCCGTCCAGCGGAGACTTTGACTGGTCCCGTAGCTATACTCTTGCAGGAGCCGTATAATGAGTTCTTTCCGTTACGAATATGCAGACTCCCTGGAAAAAGTCAAGATCCAGACGGTAGCCGGTGAAGTCGAATGCGTTGGCGCATCCTACAATGGAGTCCCTTTTCTTGTCGAAGAGGCTACTGGTAATGGCGGGCGTAACATCGTTACGTCTGCTTTGCCGTTTACAAACGAGCATGTAAACGAAGATACTGGCAAGATTATCCGTCAGTATCCAATGAAGTTCTACCTAGTTGGTTCCGATGTTTCCAATAAGCTGGAGGACTTGGAAGAAGCCTTCAACAAAGAAGGTGTCTTTGACCTTGTGCATCCATACTATGGGAAATTCAAGGTCCGTTGCGGACCGTATTCCGTCACGTTCTCCACTGCAGTCCAGGAATACGTTACCGGCGAAGTGACGTTCATTCCGGAAGCGGATCCTAAAAAGGTTGCCCGTTCTGTGGTGGACCTGAAGGGTCAAGCCGCAATGAAGGCCCAGAAGGCGCTGGATGATTCAAGTGCTCAATTTAAGCAGAACTTCAATATCCTACAAAAGGCGCGTTCAGTTGTGAATGGTGTTTCCAGTTCTGTTAGTTATGCACTTGATGCTGTTGAGTCTGCACGACAGACTCTTCGCGATGTCAAGGGATTTGTGAGTGAAATATCAAGGATTCGTTCGAACATCGGTTTACTACTTCAGACTCCCGGCGATTTTGTGGCTCGCTTTCAGGACCTGTTTACAATGACTGTGGAGACGTTCGGCGTTGATGGAGGATTTGTTGACTATACGAACGAATCTCTGGCGCTGATGGGTAAATTCGAAATGGGCGACGGCGTACTTTATGCCGATGACATGTCCAGGATGGTATCGAGGTTGTCCATTATGTCGGCTGCAGCTATGGCTACCCGTTCTGTGGTGAACTGCAACTTTTCTACTGCGGAAGACTTGCAAGATATGCACGACCGATTTGCCGAAGCATTTGAGGCTGCTCGCGACAAGATAGACTCCATCGATGACTATTTAGCTTTGTCCGATATGGAGGCCACGGCAATGAAGTATCTTCGGGATGAAGTCTCGAAGCTTCCGGTTGTTGTGGAAATGCCGTTGAATTCTACACGAGATGCCATCACCGCATGCTATGACTGTTATGGATCCTTGGAGCGCCTGGAAGAAATCCTTGAAAGAAATGTTATTTCTGAACCGATGGTGATTACCCGCAAATCCTTGAAGGTTGTATCTGAATGATTGAAGTATTTGCCAATGGAATGAAATTCAAGTATTGGACGGGTGTGAAAATATCCCGTTCACTTGACCATATTGCTGCAGGATTCAGTCTTAGCATAGTTGCAAGGGATTCCATCGGGAATACCGTGAAGCTTTTCCCTGGGGATTCTGTTGAAATCGCGCTCAATGGTACTACCGTTATCAAGGGCTATGTCGAAAAGTTTTCTACGTCATTTTCTGCTGGTAGTCATACTTTTTCTGTTTCTGGAAGCGAGTCTAGCTGCGATATTGCGGACTGCTGCGTTGATAATCCATTGGAGTGGTCCAACAAGACTCTTGATAAGATTATTAACGATATCTGCGGTAAGTTCGGGTTGACTTTCTCGAATGTGATGGGCGTTGATGTGGGGAAGCCACTTAAAAAGTTTTCAGTGGATCCTGGAACGAAGGCCTTGGAAACTATCTCGAAATTGTGCAAGGAACGCGGGATTATCCCATGCTCAAATGGACTTGGACAGATTTATTTGCTCAAGCCTTCCGGATGTAAACGTGGGCCGCAATTGAAACAGGGTGTAAACCTTGTAAGTGCGTTGGTAGATTTTTCGATTACGGACCGCTATTCTGCCTATTATGTCTATGGATCCGGAAAGGCCAAGTCGAAGGTGAAGGCGACCAAGACTGACCCGGATGTAGGCCGTTATCGCCCGCTAATTGTTGTGGATTCCAATGCGACACAAAAAGAAAGTGTAGAAGCCCGCGCTGATTGGGAATACTCAATCCGTAAGGCTAAATCAATGGGCTTCAAGTGTTCCGTTCGTGGATGGTCCAACGAAATCGGGTTGTGGGAGCCTGGATGGATGTGCTCGTTTGAAGCTCCGGATTTGTGCGTAGATGAACCTGTGGACCTTCTTTTGTCTTCTGTGGAGTATTCATGGGACAATAATGGTGAGGTAACAAACATTACACTTGTGTCTCCTGATGTATACACGCCGCAGCCAGAAACTAAAAAGGTTAAGACGAAGGTTCGATCTCCTTGGGATTCCATCAAGAAGGCGGTAAAGGGATGAGTATAGAACACTTGCTTGAATCGGTATTCAACAGAATCCGCTTGATGATTGGTCGATGCGTTGTTATTGCGACCAGGTACAATTCCGGAGACTTGGAATCCGA